TGCTCGTTATACAAAAGCATTGGCTCGTGCTATGGCTTACACCAAACAGGTTAAAGCAGCTAACGTTTTAAACAACGGTTTCAGCGCAGCTGTTACTGGTGGTGACGGTGTATCTTTGTTCAGTGCTAACCACCCATTGGTGAATGGTGGCACAAACAGCAACATCCCATCTACCGCCGCTGACTTAAACGAAACTTCATTGGAAAATGCTGTGATCCAAATCGCTGCATGGACTGACGAACGTGGTTTATTGATTGCTGCTAAACCTAAGAAGTTGATCGTTCCACCAGCATTGCAATTCGTTGCAACTCGTTTGTTGGAAACTGAACTTCGTGTTGGTACAACCGACAACGACATCAACGCGTTGAAAAACAACGGTGCTGTTCCTGAAGGTTACGCTATCAACCACTTCTTGACTGACACCAACGCTTGGTTCTTGACCACGGACGTGCCAAACGGGTTGAAACATTTCGTTCGTAGTCCATTAGCTAACTCAATGGACGGGGATTTTGATAGCGGTAACGTACGTTATAAAGCGAGAGAACGCTACAGCTTCGGATGGAGCGATCCTTTAGCCGTCTACGGTTCAAGCGGTTCTTAAGTAAAATCAAACACTTAGGTGTTATAAGCCCTCTTCGGAGGGCTTTTTTATGTTCGCTATATACACAACGTGTGGTATCCGATATAATATGTTTCATAGTCTTTATACAAAAGGTGATGAAATGAAAACTCCAGTTATTTATAAGATACGAAATGTAGTAAATCAAAAATTTTATGTGGGTAGCACTGGCAATACTAGAGAACGGTTTAGATGTCACAGAAATAGGCTTCGTAAAAACAAGCATCACTGCCAGCATTTACAAGCAGCATGGAACAAATATGGGGAAGAGTGTTTCATATTTGAAATAGTTGAGCATGTAGAATCTATCGACAGACTACAAGCAGCGGAGAATGTTTGGTTAGCTGAATGGGTAGGTAAGCCCATTTGCTATAACAAAAGTAAATACTCTGAATCTCCTATGCGAGGGATAGCTAAAGAAGACCACCCGTCGTACGGTAGAGTAAAATCGGAAGAAGAAAAACAGGCTATAGCAAACACACTTAAAGAAGGTTACGCTTCTGGAGAATATCCGCACCCAAGGTTAGGTAAGATTCACTCCGAAGAAACACGCTTAAAAATCGTAGAAGCTCGCGCAGCTAGTGATAAAAACAAAGGCGAAAACCACTACCGGTATGGTAAAACCGTATCAGAAGAAACACGTAAAAAGATAGGTGACACACAACGTGGAGTTAAAAAAGAACCAAGAGTATACACACCTGAAGGATTAGAAAAAGCTCGCGAAAACATGAAGCGTAACGCAGTTAAACAAGACCCAAAACCGTTTAGTGATGTGTTAGCTAAATTTCCGCAAGAAATTAAGGACAGGTATGATTTTTCAAACGCCTTGTATACAGGTGCGTTGAATCGTATTGAAGGATGTGTATGCCAAGACCACGGTGTATTTTCACAGTATGCTGCCCAGTTTCGTAAAGGCCGTGGTTGCCCAAGTTGTGGGGCAGTAGAAAGAGGTGAAAGTAAGCGCAAGCAGATGAAAGAATTTTGGGCATCTGGCGAAGGTCATCAAGTATTTAGAAAACCTAAATAAACCTCTTGCACTTCCCAGCCATTCAGGTAATATGCGAGTCGAGTCTAGGATTAATTCTCTGCGTCGACTGACCTAGCAGGCTCGCACAAGACGACGCGGAACAGTGCATTTGGAGATTAAAATGGCTTTCGCTTCTCACCTTGGTCCTTGGTTATTAGGTACCGTTAAAAACACCACCGGCACAACTGCCGGCACAATCCGTAACATGGGCGCTACTGTTGTAGGTCAAACAGACGCTATCACCTATGCTGATGCAGCAGGTACAAGAGCTTTCGTTCTTCCTGCCGGTTCAGTCATCACAGAGATTGACTTTATCACCACTGCAGCATTCTCATCAGCGGCTACACTCAAATTGACCATCGGTGCTACCGACATCACTACAGCAACTACTGTAACTAACTTAGGTTCAACAGCTTTGACTGTTGCAGCAACTACAGCTGCCACAGCTTTGATTGCTAACGTGGGTAGTACAGATGCTATTGTTACTTTTACTGTTGCAGGTACAGCATTGACAACAGGTGCAGGTGTAATCGTGGTTAAGTACATGGTACGTAATTCTGACGGTTCTGCTAACCCAACAGCACAACAAGCGTAATTGATCTGGGGAGTTTCGGCTCCCCATCTTTTAACTGAGGAGATTGATTATGGCTAAGACTACTTCATTGGCTGTAGGGCGTGGTGAAAAGTTACCTGTGTCTAAAGGTGCAGGATTAACTGCAAAGGGTCGCGCTAAGTACAATCGTGCGACAGGATCAAACCTAAAAGCCCCTGCACCCCACCCAAAGTCAGAGAAAGATGCTAAGCGTCGTAAATCGTTTTGTGCGCGTATGTCAGGGATGCCGGGTCCTATGAAAGACGAGAAAGGTAGACCGACCCGTAAAGCAGCCTCACTAAAACGGTGGAACTGCAAATGAACGATTCTGTTGAGATGATTAAAGACTTAGCTGTACACGATGTAGAGATTAAGCACTTGCAGGATGACATGGACAAGATGGTCAAAGAAATGGCCGAGATCAAAAAGAGTTTAGCCCTCATACAAGCAACGTTATCTGAAGCCAAAGGCGGGTGGAAAACGCTTCTTATGGTTGGTGGTGCTGCTGCGACTATTGGTGGTGCTATTAGCTGGTTACTCCAGCATATAGGTAAGTAAAGTGCCTAGTACAAGTAAGAAACAGCGCAATTTTATGGCTGCCGCCGCTCACAACCCTGAGTTCGCCAAGAAAGCAGGTATACCGGTCAGTGTAGCTAAAGAGTTTAATCAAGCCGATAAAGGCAAAAAATTTAATAGAGGTGGCAACGTGGCTAACTTAAAGAAACTATTCAAAGGTAAAGAGACTTATAAAGAAGAGCTGAAAGAAGGCAAAGCAATTAAGTCTGGCAAGATCTCTCCTGAACAATATGCGAAAGGTGAAGCGATGGAAAAGAAAATGAAGAAAGGTGGTAAATGTTACGCTGATGGCGGTGCTGTTAAAAGTGATGAGCTTAGAAACGCCGATATTCAACGCGAAATGGCAAACCAAGCTAGAGCAGTTAAGAAAGCTACAGGTGGCTGCACTAAAATGGCTAAAGGCGGTGTGACTCGTGCCGACGGTTGCGTGACTAGAGGTCACACTAAAGGCAAATTTGTATGATGGCATCGCGGGGTATGGGCGATATAAACCCTAGTAAAATGCCCGGCAAGAAAACCATCAAACGTAAAGACAATCCGCAAGACGTAGAGATGTACAAGAAAGGCGGAAAAGTTAAAAGGAAAACTAAATGAGACCGATTACACAATCTGTTACCGGTGTAGCAAACAGTGCAGGTATTCCAATGGACTACTACATCTCCCCATTTAACGTGGGTTTTGGTGTGGTTGTTTCTGGCACTATTACCTATTCTATTCAGCATACGTTTGATGGGACTAACTGGTTTAATCACCCGACTGTAATTTCACAGACCACTAACCAAGATGGTAACTATGCGTTTCCGGTTTTACAGATCCGGTTAGCGAACTTGTCAGGTAGTGGTACTGCTACATTGACTGCTATTCAAGCAGGTCAGGTAGGCGGTTAATATGGGTGTTGGAAGCGCAAGCGTTGTAGATTACGCAAATACATATCCCGGCACAGCCTCGCATGTTAATGCTACAGGTAGCGTTGGTGACTTTGAGGTTGTGGTGGATGGGAGCGGTGCGACTACCTTAAGCTTGAACTTCCAAACCGCAACGTCTTTAGACCCCCGTATCACATTCAGCCGCACCAGCAATGCTACTGTAGTTGGTTCTAATGGTTTGATTCAGTATGCACCGCATAACTTACTGACTTATTCTGAACAGTTTGATAACGCGGCTTGGGTTAAAGGTAATATTACTGTAACCCCAAATTCAATTGTAGCGCCTGACCTAAGCACTACTGCGGATACTATAACGGGGGATACAGTTTCTAGTACTCACTTTACCAGTGAAACTTTAACATTTTCAGCAACAACTTATACATATTCGGCCTATCTAAAAAAAGGCACCAATAATTTTGCTCAGTTTCGTTTTGGTTCTGGTGCGGGAGGCTATTATGCTAACTTTGATTTGGATAACGGAGTAGTTGGAACAGCAACTACAACTAGCTCTATTCAAGCAATAGGGAATGGCTGGTATAGGTGTTCAATAACCGCAACATTAATTGCTGCTACTTCTAACATAGCAATAGTATTAGTTTCAAGCGCAAATGCTATTGGTGCTGAAATAAACACACTATCTACAAATATCTACGTCTGGGGCGCTCAACTAAACGAAGGTGCATTACAGCCTTACTATTCAACAACTGTTAAGAATTTACTCGGATACAGCCAGAACTTTGAAAATGCGGCTTGGACTAAGATTAATAGTAGTATTGCAGCTAGTACAGTTATCGGACCTTTTGGGTTTGATGGCGGTCAGAAGTTGGTTGAAGATAGCGCAACAAACACTCATCTTACACAGCAAACTCCGACTTTTGCTTTAGGTTCAGTTTACACTCAAAGTGTTTATGCAAAAGCAGGCGAGCGCACTTTCTTACAATTACGTTCAACTTCACTTGCTACTTTTTCAGCATCGTTTGACTTAGTTAATGGTACTTATTCACAAGTAACCGCAAATACAGTAGCTTCTATTAACAGTATTGGTAACGGATGGTTTAGATGTTCAATAACCTTTACAGCTGGTGCTACAGGCGCAAGCGCGGCTAGAGTCGCTATAATGCAAAATGCAACTACACAAAGTTACACAGGCGATGGTACATCCGGTA